ATATCTAATAGGCCTTATATAGATATAAAAAGTCAAATTATCTAAGGATAGGGGAGAAAACTGTTTGACAGTGTGACAGGCGGTGAGAAATGCGACGTAGTGATGCGACTTGCTGTCAAACAGGCCCAAAATCAGCCGTTTGACAGGTGTTTGACAGTGTGACAGGTGTTTCGAAAAAGTTATAAATACTCGAATAAATCGAAAGAAAACGTAGTATAATGAGGTCCGCCGATCGAAGGAGGTGAAAGATGAAAAGCCTATATGAAACGATCCGTGAGTTCGGCGATACCCAAAGTGGGCTCGCGCGAATACTCGGCATCACCGAATCGACTCTGTCGTGGAAGATCAACGGCAAAGCAGAATTCAAGCAGTCGGAGATCAAGGCTATCGCCGACCGGTACGACTTGACGGGCGAGGAAATCAAGTCGATGTTCTTCGCGTAATGGGCCTGTTCGCTTACCAACAGGCCGCCCTCGACCGCGTCAAAGGTAAACGCAATTGCGCGTTCTACCACGACATGGGCCTCGGCAAGACGTTCACCGGTGCCGAGAAGTTGATGTCGGACAAGTGTTGGCATTTGGCCTTGGTCGTATGCCAGAAGTCGAAAGTGGCCGATTGGATGGGCCATTTCGCAAACTACTATGACATCGACGTCGTCAATTTGACCAAGCCGCATGCCATGGAAGGTTTTGAACGGCGCATCGGTGACTCGCATGCCCGAGACGCAGTCGGTGTGATCAATTACGACCTGCTGTGGAGACGCCCGGAACTTCAGGCGTTGAAGTGCTTCGCATTGATGTTCGATGAGTCGTCGCTATTACAGAATAAGTCATCGAAGCGCACCAAGGCCGCGATGAAACTGGCTGCAAGGGCAAATGAGCTCGTCTTACTGTCTGGCACGCCCGTCGACGGTAAATACGAACGTCTGTGGACGCAGCTGAACATACTCGGCTGGCACATCGACGAGAAGCTGTTTTGGCGGCAATACGTCGAATCGGAGACGACGATGCGTGAGGGTTTCCCGATCACGAAGGTGACGGGTTACAAGAACGAGGAGAGGCTGGTACGCAAGATGAAGGAGCTCGGTTGCGATTTCCTCAAGACCGACGACGTCATCGACCTGCCTGATCAGCGTTTTATCCGTATCGACGTGCCGATGAGCGAGTATTACCGCAAGTTCGCCAAGGTGAACATTATCACGGCATTCGGCCGCGATTTCGTCGGCGACACTGTGTTCGGCGACCTCACCGCCAAGCGCCAATTAGCGGCTGCGTATTCGCGTGCCAAACTCGAGGCGTTCGGCGATTTGCTGGACGGCACGAGTAAACGGCTCGTCGTGTTCTACAATTTTGACGTCGAGCTCGAAGGGCTCACGGCGGAGTTGGAGAAGCGATACAGGCCGTATGGCGTGCTCAACGGCAAGGCACACGATTTGTCGCCGTTTTTCGATACCGACGACGGGGTCGCGCTCATCCAATACCAGTCTGGTGCCATGGGCGTGAACCTGCAGCAAGCCGATACGTGCGTCTATTTCTCGCCGCCCTTGGCGTCATCGCTCTTCGAGCAGTCGAAGAAGCGTATCCACCGCGTCGGCCAAGACAAGCCATGCACGTATTACGAGCTGGTATCTAAAGGCACTGTCGAAGAGAAGATCTACGATACGTTGGCTATGCGACGCGACTACACTGAGAAGCTGTTTGCAATGGGAGGTGACTAGTTGGCAGGGGAAAAGAACTTCGAAAACCGTCTGAAACGGTGGCTCGATTCGCAAGGCGTATGGCATGTCAAGTTTTTCGCCAACCGCAACACACGCGCCGGCGTGCCGGACATTTTGGCATGTATCAACGGCCGTTTCGTCGGCATCGAGCTCAAAGGCCCAAACGGCAAGCCGTCGCCGCTGCAGATATACCACTGCGGGAAGATTACGGAGAGCGGCGGTATAGCCGTCATCGTCTGGCCGGATGATTTCGCCCAATTCAAACGGCTAGTACAACGCCTGAAGGAGAAAGGAGGAAACTGCGATGTTCAAGACCTCATATTCGAGGGTAGGTACCTTCACCCAGTGCCCGCGTAAATTCGAGCTCAATTATATCGATGGGTTCAAAGTGCCGTTCAACTGCGATGCTGCGAACCCGCTCGTGATCGGCACCATGCTGCATGAGTGCATCGAAGTCGGTATCGACGAGGCCATCGCGAACTACAAAGCCGCATACCCCGTCATGACTGATTTCATGGCCAACGAGCTCATGAAGATCCGCGTACTTGGCTCACGTGCCCGCGAGCTCGCATGGGGCATGTTGGACGACGATACCGACCCGGTGTTTGAGGTGAAGGTCGAAGACGACAGCGGTTTCGTCGGGTTTATCGATATGCTCATCCCGCGCGGCAAGGGCCTGTGGACGATGCTCGATTTCAAGTATTCGAACAATGTCGATAGGTACCTAGAAAGCGGGCAGCTGAGCGTCTACAAGTATTTCTACGAGAAGACGCACCCCGGCGAGATCATCCAAGACATGGCATTCCTGATTGTGCCGAAGACCCAGATCCGCCAGAAGAAGACCGAAGACCTCTACCAATTCCGTGAGCGTCTCGCTGCGACATTGGAAGACATGTGGCCAGCTCTGTACCGTGTCCAGTATGACCCTGAGAAAGTCGCCGATTTCGCAGTCGGCACATGCACGATGGCGAATGCCACCGAATTCCCAAAATATGAGTCACGCCTATGCGACTGGTGTGATTACAAAGATTTCTGTCTAGGAGGAAATGATATGCTTATCCTGCCCAAGAACGAACGCCGCCCCGAGGCCGTCATCACCGAACCCGATATGTGGATCTACGCCGACAGTTACGTCGGCAAGTCGACGTTTGTCGACCACTTCGACGACGTGTTGTTCATCAATACCGACGGCAACACCCAGAACATCACGAGCCCGTTTATCCAGATTGCCGATGAGCTCGTGACCGAAGGCCGTATGAGCCACAAGGTGCTCGCTTGGTCGAAGTTCCGCGAGGTCATCGACGAGTTGGAGAAGCACGACAACAGCTTCCACGTCATCGCACTCGACTTGGTCGAAGACCTATACGAGCACTGCCGTTTCTATGTTTTCGACCAGCTCGGCATCAAGCATGAGAGCGATGGCGGTTACGGCAAGGGTTGGGACATGGTGCGCACTGAGTTCCTCAGCCAGATGAAGCGCCTCAAGTCCCTCGGCTACCGTATCATCTATATCTCCAAGGAGCTCGTCACGGAGATCACGTACGCCAACGGTATGAAGGTCTCGACGTTCAAGCCGAACCTGCCGGACAAGGTCGCGAACGTGCTCGCCGGCACCGTCACCATGACGCTCCGCGCCTATATGGACGAGCGTGGCCATTTCCTCCAGCTCCGCAAGAACGAGAATGTCTTCGGTGGCGGCCGTATCGATTTCAAGCGCGACCGCTGCGACCTCACTGTCGATGCATTCAACGCAGCGTTGCTCGAGGCACAGGGCACGAAGGTCGAGGCCGAGGCAGAGAAGCCGAAGGCACGCAAGAAGGCAGAGCCCAAGCCTAAGCCTGAGGTTGAGGCTGAGACCGAGGTCGCTGAAGAGCCTGACGCCGCTGAGGAGAAGCCGAAGCGTCGTGTGCGTAAGGCCAAGCCCGTCACTGAGGAGGAGCCGCCGTTCGACACCGAGGAAGCGGCAGAGCCTGAGGCAGTCGAGGAGAAGCCGAAGCGCCGCACCCGTAAGCGCCGCGTCGTCGAAGAGTAAACAGTAGTTAACACCTGAAAGGATATATCATGGATTTCAGCAAGTTTGACAAGATGGTCGACATCGACGGCCTCAAGAAGGACATCGCCGATGCAGAGGCCAACGGTGGCGGTGGCGATTTCAAGGACGTGCCGCATGGCAGTTATGAGGTCGCGATCGACAAGCTCGAGCTCACCGAGACTAAGAAGACCGGTAAGCCGATGGCGTCGTGCTGGATGAAGATCGTGAGCGACGGCGAGTTCAAGGGCCAGCGCATCTTTATGAATCAGGTTATCACGCAGGGCTTCCAGATCCACATCATGAACGCTTTCCTCTGTTCGCTGCTGCCCGAGGGTTCTGACATCGACGTCGAGTTCACTGGTTATGCCGAGTATAACGACTTGCTGCTCGATATTGCCGAGTACGTCGACGGCAAATTCGAGTACGGCTTGGAGTACGGCGAGAACAACAAGGGCTTCGACACCTTCCAGATCACTGATATTTTCGAACTTGACTAGGTGCGGCGATGCTCAATTTCTACGACTTCGAAGTTTTCAAACACGACTGGATGGTCGTAGTCATCAACCCCGTCACTCACGATGAGCGCGTCATCATCAATGATGCCGACGCGCTCACCGCGCTCTACGAAGGGCATAAGCGTGAGATCTGGGTAGGTTACAACAACCTCCATTACGACCAATTCATTTTCAAAGGCATTTTGTGCGGTTTCGACCCGAAGGCGATCAATGATTTCATCATCGCCGAAGGCCACAAGGGCTGGCAGTATTCTAGTTTGTTGCGCAAGGTGTACATGGTCAACTACGATGTATTCCACCCGCGTACCGACAGGGGCCTCAAGACACACGAGGCGTACCTCGGCAACGACATCTGCGAGACGACGGTGCCGTTCGACATCGACCGTAAATTGACAGAAGCCGAGATTGCCGAGACCGTGAAATACTGCCGCCACGATGTCGAGCAGACCATCGAGGTATTCATGCAGCGCAAAAGCGAGTTCGACGCGCGTATGGACCTGCTCAAAATGTTCGATTTGCCGCTGGTGTACCTCGGTAAGACCGATGCGCAACTCACGGCGATCATCTTGGGTGCCGAGCGGCCTGCGCGACCACGCGACGACGAGTTCGACATCGTGCCGTTGCCGTGCCTTGACCTCGGCCCGTATGATTTCATCCGTTCGTGGTACCTCGACCCGGCGAATCAAGATTACTCAGCGACGCTCGATTTCGACATCGCGGGTTGCCCCCACAAATGTGCGTGGGGTGGCTTACATGGCGCGATTGCGCAGTACGCCGGCGAGGGTTATTTCATCAACGTCGACGTCGAAAGCTATTACCCGGCCGAGATGATCGCACATGCATTGCTGTCACGCAATGTGCAAGACCCATCGAAGTTCAAGGGCATTCGAGACCATCGAATCGAATTGAAGCATGCGAAAGACCCTCGCCAGAAGGCATTGAAACTCGTCATCAATGGTACATTCGGCGCCAGCAAAGACAAGTTCAATGCACTCTACGACCCACGGCAGGCCAACATGGTCTGTGTCAACGGGCAGCTCATGCTCATCGACCTCATGCACAAGCTCGTGCGCGACGTGGGTGCCGAGATCATCCAGAGCAATACCGATGGTGTGCTCATCCGCATGCCTGACGGTTTCAATGGCGGGCCTGATGCATTTTACGACCGAGTCGACGACGTGGCCTATGAGTGGGAGCACCGTACCGGTATGGGCTTGGAATTCGACGAGTTCACCCGCGTCTATCAAAAGGACGTCAACAACTACGTCCTCGTGGCGGCCGACGGGTCGATGAAGACGAAAGGCGCATACGTCAAGAAGTTGGGGCCGCTCGACTACGACCTCGCCGTCGTCAACAAGGCACTCGTCGAATTCATGGTGCACGGCGTGCCCGTCGAAGACACTATCATGGGCGACGATGATCTGATCGATTACCAACGCGTGGTGAAAGTGTCCGGTAAATACAAGTACGGCGTGCATGGGCATGAGCGGCTCACTGATAGGTGCTTCCGAGTATTCGCATCCACACGCGAGTCGGACGGCATGATCGGTCGAGTCAAGGCCGGCAAGGCCAAGCCTGAGAAGTTCGGCAACACGAGCGAGCACTCGTTCATCGACAACGGCGATGTGCATGGCAAGAAATGCCCGGGCTATTTGGACAAAAGTTGGTATATCCAACTTGCGAAAACGCGACTAGCGCAGTTTGGGGTGATGTGATGGACCGTCTATTTATCGGATACGTAAAGCTCAACGGCAAGAAGTGTGCGCAGAAGCTGAAGGACGGCCGATACCTTACATTGGCCCAGGCACGCAAGCTCGACGGCTACGGCGGTGTGTTGGCGCCTGAGACGATTTTCGTCGATGTCGACGACATGGCGCAGAGCGAAAAGCTGATGGACATCATCGAGGCCGAGCAGGTCGCGTGTAAGGTCGTCGCTACGACCCGCGGCAAGCATTTCTATTTCGTCGGCTACCCCCGCGGTATGAAATGCAAGACGCATGCGCGCCTGGCCGTCGGCATCGACGCAGACATCAAAGTCGGGTCGAAAGCCACGTACGGCAGTTTGAAAGTCGATGGCCATGAGCGCGACGTTATCTACGATGTCGAGCCGGACGAAAGTTATGACGAGCTGCCGTGTTGGCTCAGGCCCGTGCCGTATACGCCTGAATTCGGTGAGATGGAAGAGGGCGACGGCCGTAACCAAGCGTTGTTCAACTACATCTTGACGTTGCAGTCGGAGGGTTTCACGAAAGACGAGGCACGCGAGACCCTGGGCATCATCAACCGGTATATGTTTGAGAAGCCTATGGAGCAGCAAGAACTGAGCGTCGTCTACCGCGACGACGCTTTTGCCGAAGACGTGTTCTTCCACAAAGGCACGTTCCTGTTCGACAAGTTCGCCGAATACCTCAAGAACGAGCACCGTATTATCAAGATCGGCCATCAGCTCCACGTATACCGCGACGGCGTCTATGTGTCGGGCAATCTGCTCATCGAGAACGCGATGATCAAGCATTTGCCCATGTTGTCGAAGGCCAAGCGCACCGAGGTACTCAACTACCTCGACGTGCTCATCCAAGACGACGCACCTGCAGCAGACGCCGATTACATCGCTTTCGCCAACGGCGTGTATGACCTCAAGACGGGTGAGCTCATGCCGTTCTCGCCGGAGTTCGTGATCACGAACCGCATCCCGTGGGAGTATGACCCGACGATTTGGTCGGAATTCACCGACAAGACGCTGCGTCGCCTTGCCTGCGGTGACGACGGTATCTATGCATTGCTGGAAGAGGTCATCGGTTACCTGTTCTATAGGCGTAATGAGCTCCGTAAGAGTTTCATCTTGGTCGGCGACAAGGCCAACGGCAAGTCGACGTATCTGGACATGCTTAAGACCCTACTCGGCGACAGCAATACGTCAGCCCTCGACCTGGCTGAGCTCGGCGAGCGATTCAAGACGGCGGAGCTGTTCGGCAAGCTGGCCAACATAGGCGACGACATCGGCGACGAGTTTATCGCGAACCCTGCGATTTTCAAGAAGCTCGTGAGTGGTGACCGTGTCAACGCCGAGCGGAAAGGCCAAGACCCGTTCGACTTCTCGAGTTACGCGAAACTGCTGTTTTCGGCGAATTCGATGCCGCGTATCCGCGACAAGACCGGCGCCGTGCTCGACCGCATCGTGCTCGTGCCGTTCAAGGCGACATTTTCGAAAGACGACCCGGACTTCGACCCATACATCAAGTACAAGCTCCACTCGTCCGAAGTCATGAGCCACCTGATCAATATCGGCCTCAAGGGGCTCGAGCGGGTTTTGGCAAACCGCGCATTCACGATGCCGGATGTTGTGGTCAAGGAGATCGAGGATTACAACGTCGCCAACAACCCCGTCCTCGGTTATTTCGACGATACGCCTGTCGACGAGGTGGTGAACGAATCGACGGCGTTGGTATACGACTACTATATGGCCTGGGCTATCAGGAACAACTTGAAGCCGCTTGGTCAAAACGAGTTCACCCGTCAGGCCAACAAGCACTATGGCCTGACAAGCAAGACCTGCCGTGTTAACGGCAAACGCGTACGTATTTTCGTGAAGGAGTAAACCATGCCCATCATCATCGAAGGCCCTGACGGCGCCGGCAAGTCCACGCTCGCGAAGTCATTGGCCGGAGCGCTCGACATGAATATTTTGAAGATGACCGCCAACGGCGGCCAGTCTGTGCCGGAGTATCTGCAGAAGCTCGCATGCGACGGTGTCATCATCGATCGCTGCTGGGTGTCGGAGCAAGTGTACTCCGACCTATTCGGGCGCGAGCCCCGTATCGATAACGACGATGCCGAGGCGTTGACGGAGTTCTGCGGGCTCGCTGGTATCCCGATCATCGTGCTTTTGCCGCCGCTCCATGTCGTCATCAGCCGCCTGAACGAACGCGGTGACGAGTACGCCGATGTCGTCTGCCCGAACATCGTCGAGATCCACAAGCGTTACCAGGAGTGGGCCGACGCACATGACGCTGCGATTGTGCTCGAAGACAACAACCCGGCGACCGCCATGGAAGAGGTTTTGAAATGCATGTTGTAGGCAAGTCGATGAACGACATCTACCGCCAACTCTGCGGCAAAATATCGGTGCAGGGCCATGAGGTAGCAGGTACCAAAGAAATGCTCAACAGCGGTTTCACGCTGCTCGACATCACTGACAACATCGCGACGGCCCGCACCGGTTACTCGCTTTCGTATATGTTGGGCGAGCTCGCATGGTATTTCACCGGCCGCGAAGATGTCGAATTCATCTCGAAGTTCTCGTCGTTTTGGGAGCGCATCAGCGATGACGGCGTGACGAACCGGTCTGCGTACGGCGCTATCGTATTCAACCGCTATGGCTTCGACCAGGTCGCGCAGATCGTCGACACCCTCAAGCGTGACCCGTATTCGCGCCGTGCAGTCATCAATTTTAATGTGCCGAACCCAGAGCGATTCGAGACGAAAGACGAGATCTGCACTATCGCGCTTGTGTTTGAGCTCCGTGACAGCAAGCTCGATTGCACCGGCATTATGCGCTCCAATGATATGTGGCTTGGCACGCCCTACGATGTCGTGTTCTTCACGGAGCTGCAGAAGCACATCGCGAACGAGCTCGGCGTCGGTTACGGTAAGTATACGCATTTCGCTGTGTCGCTCCATGCATATGAGAAGGACATCGACCGCGTCCGCGAAGTCTGGTGCGGCAAGCAGGCGGCGCCGCACCTCAAGCTCGACATCGAGAAGTTTTTGACAAATATCTCGGAGATCGAACATATCGCGATGTCGTCCGACGAGCCGAAGCATGACATCGCTGTGTATTGTTTCGATAACGACATTATCACGGAGGTAAATGATGAAGATTAAAATCAACCGTATCGCAGAGGGCGCTGAAATCAAGCTCCCTGCCCGTGCGCATTACAACGACGCCGGCGCCGACGTCTACACCACGTATGGCGAGACCCTGAAGCCGCACGAGACCCGCCGCATTCCGTTGGGCTTCTCGCTCGAGCTGCCCGACGGTGTCATGGCCTGCGTGTTCCCCCGATCGGGCATGAGCCTCGAAGGCCTCGTCTGCGAGCTGCCGCCAATCGATTCCGGCCATACCGGCGAGGTGCATGCTATCGTCACCAATTTGACAGACAAGCTGAAGAAGGTACCCGGTGGCACCCGTATCGGCCAGCTCGTCGTCATGCCGATCGTACTGCCCGATTTCGTCGAGCAGTTGGGCGAGGAGAGGGGCGACGGTGCTTTCGGGTCGACCGGCGAGGCCTAGTAAGGCAGAGTATTACCTCGATATCGCACTGGCGGTGGCGGCCAGGTCGACGTGCCTGCGCCGCCGCTACGGCGCCGTAATTGTTGCCAACGACGAGATCATCGCGACCGGCTATAACGGCGCCGCGCGTGGTGATGTCAACTGCATCGATACAGGCATATGCCATCGCTGCGGGCACGGGCATAACGACGGCGATTACGGCTCATGCCCGGCGGTACACGCCGAGATGAACGCCATGTTGTCGGCCTCACGCTCTGAGATGATCGGCGCGACGCTGTACTTGGCGGGCGTCGATCTCGAGACAGGCGAGCGCATCCCGGTTGATGAGATCTCACCATGTCCTGTGTGTATGCGCATGATAGGCAACGCCGGTGTCGATGTCGTCACAAGTGCATAGCAAATAGAAGAACGCCCCAGACGCTCAATTGCATCTGGGGCGTTCTCCTCACAAAGGAGGAAGGTGCGGTGGCCCAAAACCGCACTTCCTATTTTATCACACGTAATGCTATTAGGCGTTGACCCACTTGAGCGCGTTCTTGATGCAAAGTTGCTTGTTCACATTCTCGAACTCTTTGCGGCAGATCAGTTTCCATGCGCCACGGTTGGTGGCCTTGAAGCGGCAGTAGTGCACGCAATTATCGTCGAGGACGATCTTCACGCGACGGCCGCAACCGGTGATCTCGTATGCCTCATTAAACGGCTGCTTGAAAGCGATGCGCTCGAGCTTGATGGCGTCGTCGAAAGTCTTAGTCATGATGTTTCCCTTCCTCGTGGTTGACAAGATTATATTACCCGGTAACTACCTGAAAGCACATAGCTATTTTCAAATAATTCAAAACAGTTTTCGATTAATTTGAAAATAAGTATGTACATGAGCGCATGCACGTTGGATAATGACCTTGTCAACCAGAAGGAGGAGCAAAATGAAGCCCATCAAGATTACCAAGCAGGACCAGTTCGGCTACGACCGCACGTTCGTTATTCGCCGCGACGAGGCTTGCGGCAAGATGTTCCTCGCTGAGATCGACCCCGATTTCGGCTTCGAGTCGTTCCGCGGCGTGTTCGGTTCCATCGAGGCCGCACTCGACCGCATTGAGACGTTCATCCACTAAATGAAAGGAACAACCATGAACATCAAGACATTCACCAACGACGAGATCATCACCCTCAACACTGTGCGCAAGCGCCCGTGTATCTCCGAAGGTGGCGAGTGCTACATTGTCTCCTGTTACACCATTTTCGACGATGGCGAGCACATTGAAATTACTGACAAGGTCGACGTCAATGTTTTCGCCACTGTGCCTGAGGCTTACAAGTGGGCAGCTCTGATGAGCGGCAAGGTCGACGATTCCTGTTCTGTACAAAAGCACACCTATAACGTTCGTTTCCATAACATCGGTTAATATCCCCAACCTGCATACTCTCTGAGTATGCAGGCATGGCGACATTGCCAAAATTAAAGGAGAAAGGAAACACAATGGCAGAGGTAACGTTCACTGAGAAAGAGCTCGGTTTCATCAACGAGTGCGCGATCGACAAGAAGGGCGTGCTGGTCGAGATGCCGGCGAACCCGTTCCCGTCGCTCTACCGCAAGGGCGTCATCGCCAAGAAGGGCGATGCCCTCACTGTCACGAAGGACTTCCGCGACATGTTCTGCCTCGACGGCCAGGTCGTGCATATAGACCTCACCAAGACCGAGGGTGAGCCCGAAGACGGCGACAAGAAATTCAAGTACGGCGAGACCGGCGACGTGATCATCGAGGACGCGCCTGTGGATTACGCGGGCTTCCGCCAGGCGATCGCCGCCAACCTCCGTGACCGCCGCACGAAGGGCATCGACGAGTTCCAGCTGATCGACAAGGCTGTACAGGTATACGATGCCGCACGTGAGGCCAGGGCGGCCAACGGCGACGAAGGCACCCGTTCGGAGCATACGACTGTCGGTAGCCGCAAGCACTGGCGTTACGATTTGGCCGATGCAGTATCGGCGTTCTTCGGCGTCGGCACCGAAGTCGACAAGCGTGAGATCGTGTTCACCGGCGACCTGTATATGGCAGGCGCGGCCGAGCTCGTGTTCGAGTACCTGTTTAAGATCGGCAACCGTCGTGCGCAGCGCTGCTATGACGAACGCCTGTTTGCAGGTGAGTCTACAGTCGGCGTGTATGCCGAGAAGGCCGCCGAGTTCATGGCTGAAGTCGAGAAGCGCCTGCAGCATGAGGGCGCTGATATCGAGGTCGACGGTGAAGTCGTCGGCGAGGTAGTCGTCAACCTCGACCATGTCGATGATATCGAATTCAGGGAGGTCACCGATGCCTAGGAGAGTTAGATTCATAAGGGATGTCGACTGCCCGACGTGTGGGGCGACTCCGTCACACCAGAAGTGGAAGCCGTGCAAGATGACTGATTTAGACGATGTCGCGATTATAAGCGAATGTAACCCGGTCGATGCCGTCCATTGTCACCGGTGCGACCTCGTCTTCCGCGTGTCGCACTTCGAGCACGACGACACGTACATCACGAATTGGGACGAGATAGAGACGATCCCGCGATATTGCCCGTGGTGTGGAGAGGACTTGACGGACAAATGATCACCGACACCAAAAAGATCGCCGAGCGCTTTCATATTGAAGCCGATTACTGGCGTAATTACCGCAAGGATAATGTTATTTTCGACGCGCCGAATTACCTGTTAAATGACAGTTTGCTCATGGCTTTTGGTATCAACGGCATAGACGAGATGGATATGCCTATTTATGAGCTATTCGATAAGCTGGCAGATATCATCGATCCACAAGAACGTTAAAGTAGTTCGAAAATACTTTCAATTTATCGAAATATCGGTGCATTGAAAGTAGTATAATGACTTTGTCAATCAGAAGGAGGAACAAATGCCCGAATATATCGTTTTCGTCATGCCGCCGGAGGACGAGGATGCCGAGCCGTTCGACATCCCGGAATGGAGTTACGACGACGCGGCCGTAACGGCAAAGCGTTACCGCGCGCACGGTTGGAAGGCGTGTATCATCGATTTCGGCACGCCGTTCGTGCCATGGCGTGCTAAGCGCCTAGACGGCCCAGATATTCGCGTCATGGCACGTACACGCGACGAGGCCTGCATCAGGGCACGCGCCATCAGCCATGACTGCGACGGTTTCCAGAGGATGGAGGAGTAACGATGCGCGATTTTGTCTACACAGCATTGACCGTCATCGGGATAGTCGCCACTGCTATCGCTGCGGCGTACGCGTTCGCCGATAGGGGCTATTTCGCCGTAGGCGGCGAATACGCGTTCCTGTCCCTGCCCCTGCTCGGCATGTGCATCGAGTACATGGTCAGAGACCGATGAGGAGGGAGGCGCTATCGTGCGGATCGGTGATGTGAAGCCGTTCAAATACGTCTACGCGGACGACAGGCAGCAATTCACGAGGCCGCTCGAAGAGGCGGCGGAGTTCTTCGTCGCGTGGCGGTTCTGGATACAGAGGCGTGACAACCAGAGGTATTCGGCGAAGGCGCGCGACAAGATGCTCGACAAGGCCGCCGATGTGATCCAAGCGGTCGTCAACTGCGTCGCATCGGTCGGCATCGACGACATGTCGGAGCTGATGGGGCGTTGTGAGAAGCGCAACATGAAGAGGGGTAGGTATTGATGCAAATTGAAGTGGTCGTGGCCATGGAGCGGAGGCCCGTCACCGTGCACGGGCACGACGGCAGCCTGATCGGGTGGTTCCAACGAGGCGGTTTCCTCGGCAACAACCAGAAGCCTGTCGGGCTCGTAGAGTTCGCCGACGGCACGGTCGGCGAGTACGAGGCGAAGGAGGTGCGCTATGTCGACCACATATAACTGTGTGCATTATGACAGGGACCGTATGCGCTCGTGCATATATGGGCTTGCAATCGGTGACGCCCTCGGCGTGCCATATGAGTTTCGTGAGCGAGGCACGTTCGAATGCACCGATATGGTGGGTGATGGCACACACGGGCAACATGCCGGCACGTGGTCTGACGACACGTCGATGGCCCTGTGTATTTGCTCGAGCATAAAACGGCTCGCATATATTGATGTGGCAGACATCGCCGGCAGGTTTCGCCGATGGCTGGAGCAGGGCGACTTCGCCTGTGACGGGCGCGCCTTCGATGTCGGTGTGACGTGCAAGAGGGCGATCTTGACGGGCGTGCCTGCGAAGTCATACGACGACTGCGGCAACGGCTCGCTCATGAGGACGGCACCGCTCGCAATGTTGGACCATATCGAACCCTATGATATACGCGAGGTCTCGGCAATCACCCATGCACACCCTGTGGCCGAATGGTCATGCGTCACGCTGTGCGACATGTTGCGGACTATCCGCAATGTTGGCACGCCGGCGAAGGGCGACCTCTGGCATAGATACGGGTACATCGCATCGAGGCCTGTCGAGGCAGTCAAAAGCGACGGCTACTGTGAGCACACGCTCGAGGCTGCACTCTGGTGTTTCTTGAACACGAGCTCATATGCCGACTGCGTACTTACCGCTGTCAACCTAGGCGACGACACCGATACCACGGCAGCAGTGGCCGGTGCCATCGCAGGCGTATATTACGGCTTCGAGGCCATCCCGCCGAAGTGGGTCGGCCAGCTGCGCGGCAAGGCAGTAATCGATCAATGCATTTAGAAAGGATAGACGATGATTGACGGGTATCTGTTGAACATGCGTGTGTTCAATGAGGTAAAGGACAGCAAGGGTCAGGCGCTTAAGCCGCTCGAGGAGGCAGCCGAGGTGTTCGGTGCATGGCAGAAGCGTAACGTGCAATATACCTCGGAGAAGATGTACAAGGTGTTCAGTGATGAGCTTATTGACGAGTGCATGGACACGGTGCAGGCGATCGCCAACCTTTTGGCAGCAGTAGGCGCCACACAGGGCGAGGTCGACGACGCCATCAAACGTATGGACGAACGCAACGAGTACCGAGGTAGGCTTTAAGCATGAAAGATAGTATCGAAGTACCGGCACCGAGAGATGCCAATGGCCGTGATGTTCCTCTTAATGCCAAGGTGATGTACGACTACAAAGGCGTCGAATATAGTGTTTGTTGTCTCATTTTTAGGAACCAAACAGGAATCTGCAAGGCCGGTTGGACAGTCAAGTTAGTCACAGCCGAGAATAAAGTTCGTCGGGTTTCACTCGATCATATGTACCTCGAAAAGCCAGACAGCTTGAAGCAGCTGCTCAAAGACTTGGATAGAGCTGCTAATGCGAAAGGGTTCGCATGTTGTGCCTATGCCGGTAGGAGCGAGCGCGATTGCACGTCGTGCATTGCCGCAGACGACAGGGCGTGCACACAGCCTATCATGCGTGACATCGCGTTCCGTATCCGCGAACTGGTGGGTGAAGACGAATGACTGCCGAATTGCCTAAAGACGCTGAAGGGCGCGAGATTCCGTTTGACACTAAAGTGCTATATGACATGCATGGTTTTAAGAACAATGTGAAGTCGTTTATATATGTTGTTAATACCGGTACATGGCGAGTGAAATTCACAATCGGCACTTCGCTGTTCGCCGTAAGCGATATGTACCTCACCCCGCCCGACAGCTGGGAGAAGCTAGACGAAGACCTGCACGCGGTCGAGGTTTGCGGAGATTCTCCCGACCTCGAGGACCCAGTGTGTGCCTACGCGCGCAATATCGGTAAGAAGTGCGCCGAATGCAAGCTCTATGCAGGGGATTGCACTATCAATATGTGCAAGGACATCCTCGACCGTATCCACAAGCTGAGGGTGAGGGGTGAAGACAAATGACGACAATGAAGCCGTGCCCAAAATGCCACTCAACAGAGCACTTGCGTATCGAAATAAACGACGACCGGCTGAACGGTACCCTGTCGGCCAAAGCAGGGTGTACGGAGTGCCACACGTTCGCGCAGATCGACTATGTGTTCACAGGCCCGTTGGCCAACGAGTGCAGGCCCGACGACGTGCAGTTGACGCGCGAGGGCATCGAACGATGGAACGAGCATTGCGACGACTGGGAAGGGATATTTAACCATGAGTGAGATCAAGTTGAAGCCGATACTATCGCCATCTATCGAACTGTGGAAATCTGACAGCCCTGCTGCGAAGACCACGAACGCCATCGTGGCAAACGTGATGGCTGGTTTCAAGGAGTCCCTCGTGCCCGTAGTGCGCGGCGTGAAACGCGAAGCGGCTGCAATCGGGTATACGCCTGACAGCGACAGCGTCATGTGCCGGCGTATCGACAATGACGGGCGTGCAAGTATCAAGTGCCCCAACTGCGGCAAGCAGATCGATTTCCATGCCGGGCATATCAACAACGGCCGTGTGTTCGTCTGCGAGAAGGGCAAGCCGCTCATGCGTGAGGTCAGGTATTACTGCCGGCACTGCGATTCGACCGTCATTTTCCTCAAGAAATGCGAACCGAAAGGGGTTGATCATGATTAAGTACGAGCCTGCAAGCGGCTACAACCTGCCTCCTGGGTGTTTCGATAAAGACATCGACCGCGAGTTCGGCGGGGAGCGACGCTATTGCAGCGAATGCAAGCACTGCCTCGTATCAGACGAACTCGACTGCTGCGTCTGCGAGGTGGACCTGGCCGATGCGATCGCGAAGCTCCAGGGTGCGCAGCGCCGGTCGCCGAAGTATATCCTCGCGGCGGTCGAGGACGCCGTCACGAACGAAGGCGACTGCTGCCCCGAATTTGAGGAGTGACGATTGCCGTAAGTGGGAGGAGGAATAATGACTAACTATGAGCGTCGCCGATTGGTCGCTGACGCCGTACGCCGCGAAGTAGCGTATCGCCCAAGCTGCACGATGTCCGAATGGTGGTGCAGGCTGCATGAAATGGTAACTGGAGTTGACGATTACCCTAATCCGAGGGAGACGCTTTTGGCATTGGCGGATTTAATCGAACCGGAACCGGAGCGCACGTGCCGAATGATCGACAACGGTGTCGAGCTCTGCTGCTCTGAGTGCGATTGCAGACACTCCTACGATGACGAGCCCAAGTTTTGTATGGGCTGTGGCGCAAGGGTAGTAGAGTAGATGTAAAAACATGCCTAGAAATGATTCTAGCATACGTAGAAGGCGCAGTTTTGGCTTAGTGCGTATGCTTGCAGGGCCCCGAGGCAGATATTCGCCTCGGGGCATTTTTCATGTCTCGGGGTCAAAATTGGCACTTTTCGATTTATTCGCGTGGTTGACAGGTAGTTGATGGCGAAACGCGACATAAGTGGGCGTGTGGATCGGCTTGGTGCAAGTTACTGTCACACTACCTGTCAAACGGCTTTTGGGCCAGTGTGACAGGTAGTAGGCGTCAAAACGCGACGTAGATTGATTGTTGGGTACCCAAGTGTCACACTGGCAAACAGCAGGCCGCCCCTATATTAGATATTTTCTATAGGAATATCTATCATTTCATAAATATATATTTTCAAAATATAGGGGTATAGGGGAGCATGCCAGTGTGACAGTGTGACAGGTAGTTGTAAACACATGCGTCTACATCGCGTTTTGTCGATACTACCTGTCACACAGTGCAGATAAATCGAAAAAAGCGGTGTGACACGTGTGTGACACCAGTGTGACAGGCAGTCGAGGGCGTATATGTCGACCTCGGTGAACATTTGAAGGCGTTTCGATTTACATGGTAGGCACTATACGTACTACCTGAAAGTCACTTGAACAGTACAGGTGAACATCGCGTTGTAGAATATAGCCAAATGGGACAGGAGGGAAGTTTTGCCTTACATCAAATTCAACAACGCGATACAGCGGAAACGCTATTGGCTCGGCGAGGACGGCATCGAGCTGATCAACGACTGGAGGCGCCGAGGGCTGTCGGTGAGGGCGATCGCCGAAGACAAGATCGGGATCACGCACAACACACTCGCGAAATGGCGCCAGCAGTCGCCTGAGCTGGACAAGGCGCTCACCGTCACCGAGGACCTCGTAGACGGGCAAGTAGAGGGCGCGCTGCTCAGGCGTGCACTGGGGTACGACTATTTCGAAGAGACATGGACGCTCGACCGAGATACTGGCCGGGAAGTGTTGACCAAGAAGGTCAAGAAGCACGTGCCGGCAGACGTGAAGGCCATCGCCATGTGGCTGTTCAACCGCCGCGGTGACGCCTGGCGCTCGATGCAGCCCCAGTTGCCTGCCGACGACGGCGACATCATCGATGTCAAGAACGTGCTCGTGCAGATCGAGGAGGCGGCAGATGGAGATAAGGCTGACGCGTAAGCAGGCCGAATACGTCCGCGAGGCGCACCACCGCTGGAACCTCGCAACAGGCGCGGTGCGCTCCGGCAAGAGCCACCTGGCAGTGCAATACACGATCCCTGACAGGCTGATCAAGCTGCGCGGCAGGAAGGGCCTGGCACTGATCCTCGGTGCCACGAAGGAGAACATTGAGCGCAACGTCTTGACGCCGATGCGTGACATGTGGGGCGACAAGTTCGTCGGCGACATCAACGCCCGCAACTGGTGCGAGGTCTTCGGCGAGCGCGTGTACTGCATCGGCGCCGAGAACGCAGGCCAGGTATCGAAGCTCCGAGGTTCCGAGGTCAAGTTCGCGTATTGCGACGAGATCTGCGACATCCACCCGGATGTGTTCGAGATGCTCAAGAGCCGCCTGAGCCTGCCGTACAGCGAATGCCATGGCGCTTGCAACCCGGCAGGCCCCACGCATTGGCTCAAGCAGTTCATCGACAAGGGCGAGGCAGACCCGGGAATCGATATGTTCGTGCAGAGGTACACGATCGACGACAACCCGTTCTTGCCGCCTGCATATGTCGCCGGCCTCAAGGCGGAGTACCGCGGAACGGTATATTACGACAGATACATCAGGGGCCTGTGGGCGAAGGCCGAAGGCCTCGTGTACCCCAACTGGAAGGATGCCCAGGAGCCGACATGGTCGCCTGCTGAGCCCGAAGACGTACGCGGCTACTGCGTTAGCGTCGACTACGGCACGCAGAACCCGTTCCATGCGATCAAGTGGCTACTCGATTCCGCTGGGGTCTGGCATGCGGTCGGCGAGTACCGCTATTCAGGCCGTGAGGAAGGCAGGCAGAAGACCGACCCCGACTACGTCAATGACCTGGTCGTGTTCACTGACGACGCCCCGGAGGACGCAGACGTCGAGATCATCGTCGACCCCAGTGCATCGTCGTTCATCGCGCAGCTGCGGAAGCGCGGAGGGTTCAAGGTGAGGAAGGCCGACAACGATGTCGGGGACGGCGTGCGAGACACCGCGAGCGCAATGCAGTTGGGGCAGGTCAAGATCGGCGACACACTCACCGAATTGGCGCGCGAGTTTACCGGCTATGTGTGGGATGATAAGGCAGACCAAGACAAGCCTGTCAAGGTCGACGACCACGGCATGGATGCGCTGAGGTATTTCGTGAAGACCAAGCGTGTGTACAGGCCGCGTGACATGGTATACGAGTCGCCGTTCGCAGGCGGCGCAGACGAGGGGCCTAGGAGGTTCGCATTATGAGATGGGACGAGGTACGCGACGACAAGTCGCGCATGCTCACGTACCAGGACTTCGTGGAGGCGGGCGACGCCAACCGCGAGGGCTTCGTACTGGAGGCGATCGAGCGGCATAAGTCGGGCAAGGCGTACCGCACGGCGCGTATGGCCGATGCATACGACCGCCAGGAGAACACGACGATCAACGCATATGTGCAGAAGGTCTTCGACATCACCGGTTCGAAGCTCGTCGATTTCACGGCGAGCAACAACAAGATCGCCAGCAATTTCTTCCACCGCCTGAACACCCAGCGCACCATGTATTCGCTCGGCCAAGGCGTGTCTTTCATCGATGTCGACGAGGTGGGCAAGAAGGATGAGACCAAGGAGAAGCTCGGCAAGCATTTCGACCATGACCTGCGCACGCTCGCATATGATGCGCTCATCCACGGCGTGTGCTTCGGCTTCTGGAACCTCAACCGCATGTTCGTGTTCCCGTTGACGGAGTTCGTGCCCCTCTGGGACGAATACGACGGCACACTCAAGGCAGGCATCCGCTTCTGGCGCATCGACCAGTCGCGCCCGATGCAGGTCGTGCTATACGAAGCCGACGGCTACACCCGCTACCAGAGCCGCCAGGATGCGAACGGCGTCACGAACGAACGCCTCGAGGCTGTCGATGAGAAACGCCCGTATATCGAGAAGACGAGCTATACGCCGGCCGACGGGATCGAGCAGGTGATCGGTGGCGAGAACTACTCGGCATTGCCGGTGGTGCCGATGTGGGGCTCGAAGCTCCACCAGTCGACGCTCGTGGGCATGCGCCAGGCGATCGACAGCTACGACCTCATCCGCAGCGGCTTCGCGAACGACCTCACCGACTGCGCGCAGATCTACTGGCTCGTGTCGAATGCGGGCGGCATGAGCGACAAGGACCTGCAGAAGTTCCTCGACCGCCTGAAGATCAACCATGTCGCGCTCGTCGATTCCGACGACGGCGGCAATGCGCAGGCATATACCCAGGAGATCCCGTACGCCGCACGCCAGGCGTACCTGCAGTCGATCCGCGACGGCATCTACGAGGACTTCGGCGCACTCGACGTCCACACTGTGGCGGCAGGCGCGACCAACGACCACATCGACGCGGCGTACCAGCCCATGGATGAGGAGGCGAGCGATTTCGAATACCAAGTCTCCGAGTTCGTGCAGCAGCTGCTCGCCCTCATGGGTATTGAGGATGCGCCCGTGTTCAAGCGCACCCGCATCAGCAACCAGAAAGAGCAGGTAGACATGGTCATGAGCGAGGCGCAGTACCTCGACCACGAGACGATCTTGCGCAAGCTGCCGAACATCTCACCCCGTGAGGTGCAGCCGATCTTGCAGAGGCTCGAAGACGAGGATCAGGACCGCATGGGCAACCTGATGGGTGCTGCCGCTACCGGTTTTACGAGTGATGATGACGGTGACGAATGATCACTAGCGGATCTTGCGAGCGATCGAGAGGGAGCATGACGCCTTTCGTTTGATGTAGAAAGGTATCATGCTTGACCTGAAACAGGCGAAGTATGCAAAGGATAAACAATGGCAGAGTGTCAGGCACCATTTGGAATATCAGACGGCAAGCGTAGCTATCAACTCAAAAATGGCGAATGGCATGCGGAAAATTACAAGCCGAAGAACGGTACAGGCAAGAAATTTGCGGTTAAAGCTGCTAAGTTGCAGGCCGAGGCACAGGCTAAATTGCTCGAGAAGCAGGCGCAGGAGCTGCAGGAGAAGCTGCAGCTCACCTACGCCGATGCGATCGACGGCATGACATCACGTATCGAGGCCTCGCTCAAGGAGTTCGCGGCAGAAGATGCGAAATGGCAAGCTGATGTAGCCGCGGGCAAGAAGGACGCGAAGGCGTACAAGGCCTGGCGTAAGGACCAGGCATTGCACAACGACCAGCTCAAGGCACTCAAGAAGGCGTTGGCGCAGGACCTCACCGCTGCCGACAAGATGGCGATGGCATATGTCAATCAGGTGCCGGCTAGCGTGTATGCGGAAGGCATGAACTTCGCGACATATGAGATCGAGCACGGCGCCAAGGCGAATACGTCGTTCACGCTGTATAACAAGAACACCGTCATGGAGCTCGTCGCGAACGAGCCCGACCTGCTCCCGCAGGCTGCATTCGATAAGGCGAAAGATAAGGCATGGAACAGCCGCCACGTCACATCCGCGGTGACGCAGGCAGTGCTGCAGGGGCAGACTATCCCACAGCTCGCCGCATCGATTGCGGGCATCGCCGCCATGGACCAGCGCGCCGCGATGAAGGCGGCGCGCACCGCCATGACGAGCGCACATTCACTCGGCAAGCTCAAGGGGTATGAGCGCGCCGCCGACATGGGTATCGATGTCGAAAAGCAATGGCTCGCGGCGCTCGACTCGCGCACACGCGGCAGCCACCGCCACCTCGATGGCGAGGTAGTCAAGCTCGATGCGGAATTCAGCAACGGACTGAAGTACCCTGGTGACCCAGATGGCCCTGGGTCTGAAGTCTACAATTGCCGCTGTACGCTCGTGCCAGTTATCGGGGACGTGCAGTATGACGAGGTCGAGCGTGCGAACAAGCTCGGCAGTATGAGTTATGAAGAGTGGAAGAACGAGCATGAGCCCAAGCGGACAGGAACGCATAAGTTCTCCAAAAACATCAAGTGGATACAAGGCAATGCCGACCTGGAGATAACAGAAGACCCAAGCGACATGTCATGGATAAACGAGGCCGCTAGGAGCAAGTGGGAGCAGGACACCGAGAGGGTTAAGACATACAGCGATTTCAAAAGCTACCTCGGAGATCGCGGTATCGAGTTGGACACTACGTCTGAGACGCTGAAGACAAAGTTTTACGACCGTAATATGCCGAAGGTAGTCAAGAAGCAGGTGGATCAGATAATGGCCGCCCTCGACAACTATGATGAGATAGGTGGTATACGTGGTCTAAAGAAGTTGCATCTCTATGACGACTCAGACAACGTCACGGGTCAGGCTGCCTATTACTATCGCGCCATTGACGAGGCCCCGTTTAGCAACGAAGAGGAAATTTATTTCAAAAACAGCAATCTTCGTATGCACCACATCATGCATGAATTTGCGCACGCCTACGCAGACGGCACTAAGCCGAAGGGGCATGACGTCGTGACATGGTCTGCCAAGCTCAATTCTGAGGCGATGCTCGATGAGTCACGAGGTGCCTATTTCGGGGCAGCTTCCGACGTGATCGAGGCAGAGCGCTTTGCAGATGCTGTCGCCGGTGCCTTTGTGACGAACAACCCGGAGAATCGTGCGATGCTCCAAGAGTTCCTGAAGCGTGTTGCCGAAGTTATAGAAGAGATGATCTAGTATGGCCGGTGGCGTATCGGTAAAGCAAGACAACACCGAACAAGTCGTCGACGGCATCGATTCTGCTATCGGCGTCGCGCTCGAGAAGATCGGGCTTTTGGCTGAGAACTACGCGGCCAAGAAATGCCCGGTCGACACCGGCAACCTGCGCGCATCGATCACGCACGAGGTGGATGCCGGCGACAACGCCGTGTATATCGGCACGAATGTCGAATATGCGCCGTACGTCGAGCTAGGCACCTCGCGACAGAAGGCGCAGCCTTTCCTGAGGCCTGCGGCGTCTGAGCACGGCGCACAATATCGCCAAGTGTTGAAAAAAGCCCTCGGTGGCAGTAGTTAACCTGGTATTATTTATGTTAAATGCGCGAAGCAATGCGCTATACAGTATGGGGTCGAAGCATGTGCCCCAGAGTCCGAAGGAATGGAGCGAACACCATGGCACTTACCCGCAAACTCCTCCGATCCATGGGGATCGAAGACGAGAAGATCGACCAGATCATCGACGCACACACTGAGACCGTCAACGCGCTGAAGGACGAGCGCGATGGGCTCAAGGATGCAGCAGACCGACTGAAGAAGGCCGAGGCAGAGCTCGAGGAGCTCAAAGCCAAGCCGGCAGATGGTTTCAAGGAGAAGTTCGAGAAGGAGCACGCCGATTTCGAGGCGTTCAAGGCAGACACAGCTAAGGCTGCCGCCGACCGCGAGAAGAAATCGCTGTACCGCAAACTGCTCACCGATGCAGGCGTCGACCCCAAGCGTATGGATGCCGTGATGCGTGTCGCCGACCTGTCTGAAATCGTGGTCGAAGACGGCGCCATCAAGGACGCCGACAAGGTCACGGAGAAGGTCAAAGGCGAGTGGTCCGATTTCATCCCGGCCACGAATACGAAGCCCGCGAAAGTCGATACGCCGCCCGCCGGCGCAGGCGACGGCGCGGCAGAACCGAAGTCGCTGGGTGACGCCCTGCGACAGAAGTACACCGAGCAGAACACTGATTAAAGGAGGCAATTATGCCTATCACCCTCGCAGAGGCCAAGGTCGGCATGGCCGACAAGGTCGACCAGCAGATCGTCGACATGTTCCGTCGATCTTCCCTGCTCCTCGACCGCCTCACTTTCGACAATGCCATCTCCCCCGGTACCGGCGGATCCACGCTCGTCTACGGCTATACGCAGCTGAAGACGCCTTCCACTGCCGCTGTCCGTGCGATCAACTCCGAGTACACCGCCAACGAGGCCAAGCGTGAGAAGAAGACCACGCAGGCTATCATCATGGGTGGCGCCTTCGAGGTCGACCGTGTCATCCAGGACACTTCCGGCGCCATCGACGAGCTCGTGTTCCAGGCTGACGAGAAGATCAAGGCCACGGCCAATTTCTTCACGCATTGCGTGATCAACGGCACTGCGGCCGGTACCCCCGGCGCTGGTAAGACTACCGGCACTTTCGACGGCCTCAACAAGTTGCTCTCCGGTTCTTCCACCGAGTACACCGCCACCGCGGACCTGTCTACCAGCGAGAATATGACTGCTAACTACAACCAGTTCCTCGACGAGCTTGACGAGTTCATCTCCGGCCTCGACGGCATGCCTGACATGCTGCTCATGAACCGCAAGATGCTCTCCAAGCTCCGTGGTATTGCCCGCCGTGCTGGTTATTACGAGTCCACCAAGGACGATTTCGGCCATGTCGTCGAGACGTATAACGGCATCGAGCTCATGGACGCCGGCGAGTTCTATGACGGCACCAAGACCGTCGACATCGTCGCCGACATTGCCGCCGATTCCGGCACCTTCGGCACTTCCGACATCTACGCCGTCAAGTTCGGCCTCGATGCCTTCCACGGCATTTCCCCGACCGGCACCAAGGTCATCACGTCCTATATGCCCGACCTCACCCTCCCGGGCGCCGTCAAGAAGGGTGAGGTTGAGCTCGTCGCAGGCGTCGCCCTTAAGAACACGCTGAAGGCCGGCCACATGAAGGGCATCATCACCGCGCCGAAGACTGCCTAAGGAGTCGATATGCTGGAGGAGTTGCTCGCAGAGATCCACAATTGGTTCGAATGCGATTACCTCGCAGGTGAGCTTACCGTCATGGACGGCGAGCTCACCCTCCCGCACGGCTTCGTCAAGAAGGGCCAGTATTACCGCATCGTCGGTAGTATGTTCAACGACGGCCTACACCAATACCCGACATCAGACCTCACTGACGAGGTATTCGATGGCGAGGTGTGGGCACTGGCCGTGCCGAAGGCAGTCGTCGACATCGCGACCGAGGTCGAGGCGTGGTGTAAGGCCAACAAAGACTCCGTATATACTTCTGAGTCGTTCGGCGGGTATTCGTATACGAAGGCCACCGCTTCCGACGGCATGCCCGTGCGATGGCAAGATGCATTTCGCCGACGCCTCAATCGTTGGAGGAAACTGCCATGACTTTGATCGATACTTTCAAAGAGCCTTGCGTGCTCATGGAGAAGAAGCGCGTGAGCGACGGTGAAGGCGGGTGGACGACCACGTGGGTCGACGGTGCTGCTTTCGATGCGGCTATCGTCCGCGACACCACCCTGGGGGCACGCGTCGCTGAAAAAGAGGGCGTATCGAACGTCTACACGGTGACTACCGACACAAACGCGCGACTCGAATTTCATGACGTTTTCAAGCGTGTCAGTGACGGCCAAGTGTTCCGTGTGACTTCCAACGGGGACGATATGCGTACACCCGATGTGGCGACGTTCAGTTTCGAGCAGGTGTCGGCGGAAGAGTGGAAGCTATCATGACGCCTGAAGCTACTATCTATGAATTCTTCTCGGGCTTCTCGATTCCAGCGTATGCGGCGACATCTGTACCAGACAATGCGGAGTTCCCGTATATCACGTACGAGCTCGCAGTCGATGATTTCTGGGGCGGGGAAGTCGCGTTGTCGATGGACATTTGGTACCGTGGCGACTCCGAGGCGGAGCCGAATGCGAAAGCACGTGAAGTCTCAAAGGCACTAATCGGCTGCAAGTGTATCCCATGTGACGGCGGCGGTGTCATACTGAAAAAAGGCTCGCCATTCTGCCAGAGCATGGGTGATACGGCCGACGATAAGATCAAGCGCCGCCATATCAATGTGACGGCAGAGTTTATCACCTCGTTTTGAGAGGACAAGTTAAATGGCTAAGTTCACACAGATTCCTACGGATACTTTCAAGAAGCTCCAGCTCAATGCCGGTATCCTCACCGCTGAGTTCGACCCTGCAACTGGCGAGCTCAGTGCGTCCAACATCATCGGCGCGACGAGCGGCGGCGTATCGTTCGAGGCCACGCCGTCATTCACCGATTTCGGCGAGGACATCGACAATTGCCCGAAGAACACTAAAGAGCTCAAGAAGCTCGACAGCTGGGAAGCCAAGATGTCCGGCTCGTTCGTGACGATGGATACGAATGTCGCGACATCTGTCATCGGCACTGCTGCTGTTGCGAGCGACGACCCGACCAAGGTCGTGCCCCGCAACTCTGTCGAAGCCAAAGATTTCAAAAACATCTGGTGGGTCGGTGATTATTCTGACATCAACGAAGACGGTTCGTCTGCCGGCAAGGCCGGTTTCATCGCGATCAAGCTCATCAACGCATTGTCAACCGGTGGTTTCAAGATCCAGTCCGGCGACAAGGCGAAGGGCACGTTTGAGTTCGAGTACACTGGCCACTACAGTAGCAAGAACATCGACACTGTCCCGTTTGAGCTCTACATCAAAGCCGGCTCGGCTGACAAGTAGGCATAACCTGAAGGAGGAAAATTAAATGAAACTCAGTGACATCAAGGGCGACCGCGTGCTCGACGTCATCGCCGACATCATCAACCCCATCGCGAACATGGTGCAGGATAAGGACGTCGCTGCAATGTTCGAGTGTGAAGCCGTGCCCGACGGCATGGAGGCGCGTGATTTCTTCGCGAAGCGCATGTGCAAGGGCCTGCCCGTTTTGTTCAAAAGCCATAAGGCCGACATCATCGCCATCATGGCGGCAATTGAGGGCGTGACCCCTGAGCAGTACGCTGCATCACTCGATTTCCCCAAGTTGTTCACCGACGTCATGGAGCTCGTGACTGACGATGCGTTCCTCAATTTTTTATCATCGTCGGAGACGGGGAAGGGCGCAGATGCGCCTGGCTCTGCCTCGGCGAGTTCCGAGGCCCATTAAGGGCCGACGCATTCGTCAAGTTCACACTGGCCCGCTATAGGAAAGAACGGGACGAGATGGCGTTTAAGGTATACGTCACCGACTCCCTATACCTCATGGGCCAGCAAAAGTTTATCGGTCGTAGGTGGTACGACCAAGTCCGGCCCAAGGTATATGAAGACATCGACGCCGCCGCGGTAGTGGCGGATGTCACAACAAGGGCGGGATTGGTGGTCGTATGAATCTACTCGACCTCGCTGTCAAGATCACATGCGACGACCAGGCATCCGGCGAGGTCGACAAGATCGGCGACGGCATCAAAAACAAATTGGGCATCGCGGCTAAAGCCGGCGTTGCGGCCGTGGCGGCAGTCGGTACTGCGACGGTCGCCATCGGCAAGACAGCACTCGACGCGTATTCGAATTACGAGCAGTTGGTCGGCGGTATCGACACCCTGTTCAAAGCCTCGTCGGCCAAGATGCAGCAGTATGCCGCAAACGCCTACCAGACGGCCGGCGTCTCAGCCAACCGTTATATGGAGATCTCGACGTCGTTCGCGGCAGCGTTGATCAGCTCACTCGGCGGCAACACCGAGGCCGCAGCCGATATGGCCAACACCGCCATCACGGACATGAGCGACAATGCCAACAAGATGGGCACGTCGCTCGAGACCGTCCAAGAAGCATATATGTCGCTGTCGCGCGGCAATTATGAGATGCTTGACAGCCTGAAACTCGGCTATGGCGGTACTAAATCTGAGTTGGAGCGCCTGCTCTCAGACGCCGAGAAGTTCTCGGCAGCGCAAGGCAAAGTGCGCGATTTCTCGGTCGACTCGTATTCAGACATCGTCGAGGCCATCCACATCGTGCAAGACGAGATGGGCATCACAGGTACGACTGCGGAAGAGGCAGCGACTACCATCGAGGGCTCTGTCAACATGGCAAAGGCCGCGTGGGATAACTGGCTTGCCGGCCTCGGCAACGAAGACGCGGACATGGAAGTCTTGACCGATGAGCTCGTCGGATCAGTCGCCACTGCAGGCAAGAACATCATCCCGAGGGTCGGCCAGATCATGGTGACGCTCGGCCAGACGGTCGCAGACTATGCCCCTAATGTCGGTCGTTATCTCCGTATTGCGCTCATCAGTGTCCTGCCTGAAGCCGTGCAAGGGCCGATGTACGATGCGTTCGCAGGCGTCGACAAAGTCGTCGGCAAGCTCGCAGGTGTATTCAACGACAATTTGAAACCTGCCGCAGACGCCGCCGACAGCGTGTTCAGCGCGATCAGCTCTGGTGTAAAGACTTTCGGCGATGCAGTCAACGACTTAGTGCTCCCCGCAATCGACCAGCTGTCGCCTGCTTTCAATGATTTCTTCGGGGCGATCCAGACAGCACAGCCCCTGCTCGAGTTCATCGCTAACATCATCGGCGTCGGGCTCGCAGCGGCGATCAGCGTAGCCATCAAGCTGTTTGCCGCCATTACAGAAGTCGTCGCATTTGTCATCACTGGTTTCGCGCAGCTGTATGAGGATATTTCTGGGTTCGTGACCGGTGTCGTGCAATTCTTCACTGTCGACCTACCGAACGCGATCAATGCATTGGTGCAATGGTTTGCGCAATTGCCTGGCAACATCGCCGCGTTCCTGTCGATGGTCATTGCGAATGTCGCCGCATGGGTAGCAAATATGGCGTCGAATGCCGTGAGCGCCGGTTCGCGTTTCATCTCCGGTATCGCCGGTTTCATGTCTGCGCTGCCCGGCAATATAGCGTCATGGCTCTCCGGCGTCATTTCGACTGTCGTCGGCTGGGTGTCGCAGTTCGCGAGTAACGCCACGAGCGCGGCGTCGCAGTTCGCAAGCAACCTCATCAACGGCCTCGCGTCTATACCCGGCCAGGTGACATCGATTGGTTCTAACATTATTCAAGGTATGGTGAACGGTGTCACGAGTGCCGCAGGCCGTTTGATCGACAGCGTTAAAGGCGCAGTCGACGACGCCATCAATGCCGCAAAAAACCTGCTCGGCATCCACTCACCATCACGTGTGTTCCGTAAAATCGGCCAATACACGATGCAAGGTGCTGCACTCGGTGTCGACGATGACGCCGACGTGTTGTTGAGGTCTACAGATAATGCGATGCGCGGTATGATTTCAACGGCACAAGATATCGCCATGCCCGGCGTCAACAGCACGGCCGGCGGCGAATCGGCCGTTATCAGCTGGCTGGCCGAGAACCTGCCATCCATCATCGCTGAGTTCACGCCCGTCATGGGTGAATCGGAGTTCGGGCGCAAGGCGAGAAAGGCGGTCGCGTATGCTTGATATCAAATACAAGTCAAATGCGGGGACTGTCATCCCGCTCAATTCTGGTGTATATGTCGGTAAGCCGAACGACCTCTTTAGCCGCGAATGGGACTACAAAATCGGGTATCGCGCACTGGCCACGGCCTCGCGCGGTGCCCGCAAGGTCTCATTCAAGGCGTTTTTCGCAAACATGGCACCTGCTGACGCTTTCCGCCGATGTGCCGACACGGACATGCAGAAGGGCACGCCCGGCACTATCTATGTCAATGACTGGTTCCAGCGTTGTTTCGTCGTAGCTTCCGAGGTGGACGGCATCGGCGATGATTTCTTCGCGACCAAGCTCACTTTGGTTTTGCTCGACGGCGTATGGCGCAGGGGGACTACGACGGCGTTCGTGCCCGTGCAGGGTTCGGCGGACTATGAGTTTCTCGACTTGCCGCATGATTTGCCGTACGACCTAGGCGTGACCCCACCGCTGCAATACGCCATCAACCCAGGCTACTCCGACAGCCCCGCGAAGTTTGTCGTGTATGGGCCCGCGGTCAACCCTTCTGTACGCCTGGCCGGCAATCTGTACCAGGTGGACGTGACCGTCCCCGAGGGCGGTTACATGGATATCGACCCGTTGCGACGCACCGTCACCGTGGTCGCCGCAGACGGCACCACGATGGACGCATTCAGCAAGGCGCACCGAGGCGGCGGCGTGGGTTCTGGCGAGTATATCTTTGAGCACGTGCCAGTCGGCACGTCTGAAATCTCGTGGGATAATAGCTTCGGCTTCGACTTGACTCTGTACGAGGAAGAGGGCGAGCCCGCATGGTTTTAGTGGTGAATGATCCAACTGTTGGCGATATCCGCGAAATCGAGGAATTCGAGCTTGACATAGCTTTCGGCAGCGACGAGAACGCACTGAAATTGGAGGCCCGCGCGGGCGAGGCCCCCGACGAGGGGCAATTTGTGTTCATCGACGGCACCGAGTATGGTGGTGTTATCGACCAGGCGAGCTATGAGGCCGGCAGGGAGGCATCCGGCTCAATTCTGTGCAAGGGCCGCACCTGGCATGGTATTTTGGCAGGCAAGCGCCTGCTCCCCGATTCGGGAAGCGGATACCTCTCCGTCAGCGGCAAGGCAAGCGATGTGCTCGCGTCGCTCATCGAGCGCATGGGGCTTTCTGGGCTGTTCTCCGCCGCTTCCGACGATACGTCGGTAAGCTACACCTTCGATCGATTCGTGGACGGCTACAGCGGCCTGAAAGCCATGGCGAAGGCCAATGGCCGCAAGGTCGGCATGCGCCGCAAGGGTGATAAGGTTGAAATCTCTCTGCCGCCCGTTGTAGACTATGCGAACAAGGTCGATTCCGACCTTTTGGACTTCACGCTGACCTCGGTTCACCGCTGTATCAATCACCTGGTCTGTGCGGGTACTGGCGAGCTCGAGAACCGCGCCGTAGTCCATTTCTATGCGGACACGGCCGGTAACGTCAGCCACACCCAGAGCCTCTTTGGAGTCGACGAGATATGTGCGCTCTACGACTACAGCAACGCCGACGAGGCGAAGCTCGAGGAGGAGGGCGGCAAGAAGCTCAGGGAGTACCAGACCCGGGGCAGCGTCGAGGTCGACGCGCACGACGATATCGACGTCGACGTCGGCGACATTATCTCGGCGCGCGATAACGCGCACGGTAAGACCGTTAGCGCGACCGTGGTGAAGAAGATCGTGCAGGTCTCACATGGCGTGGCAACATACAGGTACGAGGTCGGCAGTGAGACCACGACGAAGAACTCGGCCAGCGCGATCGCCGACGGAGGTGGTGGGCACGTATATCTGGCGGGAAAGGGCCTGAAGCTCGAGAACTACACGTTTAGTGCGGAGGTCGACGCGAAATCGCTCAAGGCCGTTGAGGCCAAGGCCGACAAGGCCGTAACAGATGCCTCGAAATCGCTCCAGACGTGGGCGCAGGCGGATATCGCCATGGGAGAAGTATCCACGCTCACGGAAGGCTCTAAGGCCACCGCGTCGCTCTCGGGCGATGGACTGGTCAAGACGCTCTCACTCGGTATCCCACGCGGTGCCACCGGCATCCAAGGCCCTAAGGGCGAGAAGGGCGCAACTGGCGAGCGCGGTCCACAAGGCCCACAGGGTACGAAAGGCGAGACAGGGCCGCAAGGCGAGACAGGACCGCAGGGCCCAAAGGGAGCAACTGGCCCACAAGGCCCCAAAGGCGAGACCGGTGAGCAAGGCCCACAGGGCGTGCAGGGAAAGCAAGGCCCACAGGGTATACAGGGCGAGACCGGCCCACGTGGCCCGCAAGGTGTGCAGGGTGCCCAGGGCCCGAAGGGCGATACCGGCGAGGGTTTTTCCATCTCGAAGGTTTACACCAGCTACGAGGCAATGCAGGCTGGGTGGAAGGTCGACGGTGTGGCGGTCGGCGGCTTCGCGATAATCAGCTCGAATGTCGAGGACCCGCACAACGCCGAGCTGTACGTGAAGTCAGCGGATGGCTACTCACTCATCGCTGACATGAGTGGCGCGACCGGCGTCAAAGGCGAGCAGGGCCCGATGGGTCCGCAGGGCCCGGTCGGCGCGACCGGAGCGGCGGGTTCCACGGGGCCGCAAGGTCCAAAGGGAGCAGCCGGCGCGACCGGCCCGCAGGGCCCGATGGGTCCGCAGGGCCCGGTCGGCGCGACCGGCGCGAAGGGCGCGACAGGCCCAACGGGGCCACAGGGTGTGAAGGGCGAGCAAGGCGAGCGCGGCCCGCAGGGTATACAGGGCCCGAAAGGCGAGAAGGGGGAGCGCGGCGATTCTGGCGTCACCGTACCGCTGTCGGGGTTCTTCTCGCTGACGGTCGATTCTGACGGCAACCTTTGGTCGCACGTGGCAGACGGGGCGGCAGCCCCGCCACTCTCATACGACCCATCTACGGGCGAGCTTTACTACGAGATAGGTGAGTGATCATGGCGAAATACCTTGTAGGTAACATCAAGGGCCCCAAGGGTGATCCTGGCGCTACAGGACCACAAGGACCCACCGGCGCGCGAGGCGCTACAGGGGCTACTGGCCCGCAGGGTCCGAAAGGCGACGCGGGCGCGACAGGACCGCAAGGGCCAACGGGCAAGCCGGGGCCGACAGGCCCCACTGGCCCCGCGGGCTCGCAAGGACCGCAGGGCATCCAGGGGCCTAAAGGTCCGACAGGCCCGCAAGGGCCGATGGGCCCGCAGGGGCCAAGCGGCGGCGCGATCAAGGACACGCGTAACGACAACCAGCCGCCGAGCTGGTACATGAAGAACCACCCGCATGAGACTGTGGTCGAGTTCAAGACAGCGAAGGCCATCGGGCTTTCGAGCGGCGAGACCTTTGCGACCCTCGTCACCTTCGTACAATGGGTCAACGAGAACGGCGGGTACCCGAAGCAGGTCGCCATGAGCGGCGCAGACATATTGTGGCGGCGCGGCGGGTCAGATTCTTCGTGGACTGCATGGCAGCACATCCTCGATACCATCGACCAGAACACGACGTGGATCATGGCCCATCGTGTCGGCGAGTACTTGGAGACGGACGGCTCGTTTGACCCGAACAACATCAGCGGTACATGGGTGCGGGTACCGAGTATCGGGCCGCACACGTGGCTCAGGACTAAGTAAAGGAGAGAACATGGCAAAGACAGAGAATTTCACCCACTACACCTGCGACCGATGCGGCGCGGACGCGTACCTCCAGCAAGGTGCTGCGGCGGCTGGTGACTGGCGCGAGGTCGAGCGCTTCGACCAGTACGGCAGCAGGGCCACGCGCCTGCTGTGCAAGGGGTGTACGGACGAGTACAAGAAGCTCGCCGCCAAACACGACGGCGAGTTCCAGCAGTTCATGAGCAACACGAAGGAGTAGTAACATGGCATTTGAAATCGTGGACGGCATGACGGGGACCAAGCACATCAGCTCGGACGACCTGTCGGCGCTCAACGTCGCGACCATCGGCAAAGCAAACTGCGTGCTGGAGTACGGTGACGATTTTAAGCTCACGATGGCGCGCGCGAACAGCGCGACGCTCGGCACCGGTGTAGGTATGGTTGGCGGCAAGCGCTTTTGGAACCAGGCGGCAACCTCGCTGACGGTCCAGTCTGGCACGCAGGGCCAGAAGCGTAACGACCTCGTCGTGGCACGCTATGCCAAGACCAGCGCGGGCATCGAGAGTATCACACCCGTCGTCATCAAGGGCACGCCCAGCACGGGGACGGCGGCGGACCCCACGACGACCTCGAACGACTTGAAGCTCTGGCGCATCCCGTTGAACGGCATCAGCGTCGGCACGCCAGTCAAACTTTTCACGCCTGTCACACCGCTCGCGACCCTCGAGGATTCTGTATCCAGCGAGACCGGCTATCAGTTCTTATATGGGAATAGCTTTTCGGTAGAACATGTGGCTTACCACAAAAAAGGCTTCTTAGTAGAGATGTTTTGGAATTTCTCTCAGGAAACAACGCAGACATTTAATGCGGGGACGCTGCCTGTTGAATTCCGTCCGGCTCACTCATTCATTATGCCGGCTGTGCGTACACTTCCAAACGGCATCGTCAGCAACAACACTGCAGAAGTCGAGGTCCAAGAGTCCGGCAATGTCGTCTTTATCGCTGCGAACGCCCTAGCTGGAGGGCGTAACATTGGACACTGTGTCTGGATCGCTGCATAGCATCCCGTGTACCGTGTCCCAGCGGAGCCGGAAATCACTTCAAACGGCACGGTGCACATGGTGCTGGTACGGAGAACATTTGTTGTTTAAGAGGTATTGATTCAATGTTTGAATATATAGCGATGACTGTCGCGACCACGATTATGGGTACGATAATCGGTTGGTTACTGAATGCAATCAAAACCAGCACTGGGCGATTGTATAACCTGTCGCATCGTGAGCACGAGGAACGCGTACAAAATCGTGCTATGCTCGGTGAGCTCCTGTTTTACCGACTCGAAGATCTACACCGGCGATTTGTCATTGAAGGGCATCCATGCTCAGCTGCTGAAAAACAGCAAGTAGATGATATATATCATCATTATCATGATGAATTGGGGCTCAACGGGCCGGGTACACACATGTATAATGAAATCATGGATGCGCATCAAGACTAAGGAGTAATTATGCAATACCTTCTGCCCGATAAGGCATATAATATTCTCAAGTGGGTCGGCCTCGTTGCCTTGCCCGCAGTAGCGACTTTTGTCGGTACCGTCGGTACCGCCGTCAATTGGGAGCCGACTGGCATCGCAGTGACGGTGATCACCGCCGCGGGTACGCTCGTCGGCGCACTCCTCGGTGTGACGACCGCGACGGCGAAACCGGCGAGTGAGTAATGATGGACAATGTTATTGGAAGGGTGAGTGATTTGGGTATCAAGGCAAATGCCGATGTGGCTGGACGTCTGCCTAAGCCTCACCCTACTCGGCGAGTGCATATCGTTCGACGATTGGTACTAGCCGCCAGTACTGCCGCTATCGCACTGGCACTCGCAGTACCGACAACAAGTTATGCCTACGAGCGCATCACCAATTACGTCAGCAATGGGCACGGGCCGCTGTCACCGCAATACCTCGTGATCCACGAGACGGCTAACCCTGGTGCGAGCGCATGGAACCACGTGCTTTTGTGGTCGCGTGACGACACTTACGCAGTGCACGACGTTATGGAACTTGATGGCTCCAAGGTTTACGACACGGTACCGCAGAACCGCTTGTGCTGGCACGTCGGCAATGGCAATTGGTGCACGATCGGCATCGAGCTGGCACACGCCACAAATGCCACTGACTTCGCCAAGCAATGGACTGAGGCCGTGAAGTGGGCAGGCGATACACTCCGCGCACGCGGTTGGGACACTAGCCGCCTACTCAGCCATTACGAGGCCGCACGCATCTGGGGTGGGTCCGACCATACCGACCCGATCGGTTATTTCCGTCAGTACGGCAAGACTTGGAGCGATTTCAAGCGCGACGTTGCCGCCTATATGGGTAGCGGCTATATCGCGCCGATCGCACCTACTGACGGAAACGGAGGTACGTACCAGCCGTCGACTTCTGCCACGCGCACGAGCTTCCCGAAGTCTACGGGGAAATCGGTCAACGTCCACTATGCCCTCCATAACCGTTATGGTGCATGGAATAGTGCCGTCACCAACTTCAACGACTCCAATAGCGAGGGTTTCGCCGGAATGCCGTACGGCTCCCACGACATGCTCATTGCATGGGCAGACAGCGGTACCTTGCGCTATCGCGTCCACACCAAAGAGAGTGGATGGTTGGATTGGGTGCAGACCGCCAATTACAACGACAGCGTGAACGGCATGGCAGGCATCTGGGGCCAGACGATTGACGGCGTTCAGATGTACTACATCACGCCGAACGGTGACTACAAGCAAGTCTACTATCGTTCTCAGGACGTCGCCCATGCTGGCTACTGGGATGAGGTATGCGACGACGGCACGACCTACGGCGGCGATGATTACGCAGGCATATACGGTTACGCGCTCGACCGCCTGCAGGCTTATATCTCAGACGGCACACGCCGTTGATGGAGGATTGGAGAAAGCATGATGTTCGGTAACTACAACGCGTATCAACCTGTCGGCACACCGCAGCAATTCGCCATGGACCAGATGCAGCAGTTTCAGCAACGCGCCCAGATGCAGCAGGGAATGCAGCTGATCCGTGTCACGGGCATGGACGGGGCCAAGGCATACCAAATGCCTCCCAACTCCGTCGTGCCTTTGTTCGACGCAGATAACGACATCATGTATGTTAAAAGCACGGATGGTACCGGTTTTCCGACCATCCGTGCTTTTGCTTTCCAACCGGTCGAGAACCCGACTTCGCAGGCGCAACAGTATGTGACCCGTGAAGAGTTCAACGACACCTTGGCGCAGCTGAAGGAGGCGATCGGCAATGGCAAGCAGCCTGTTCAGGAGCAACACGAAACCGCAAGCAAGTAACCCATTCCAAGCGGCCATGGCCGCTGCCCAGGAGCTCAAACACTCCAACCCGGAGCAGCTTATGGAGAAGATGATGGAGGCAAACCCGCAGTTTGCTGCATTCGTCAATCAAAACAAGGGCAAGAGCCCTGAGCAGATCGCACGTGAGAACGGGATTGATTTCAATATGGTCCAAAAGATGTTTAAGTAGACGGCACGGAGCGTACGGCTGTGGAGTCTGCTTGAACTATATAGGCATACGTCGACAACGAAAGGAAATGAGATGGCTATGTCTGAGTATTCACTTTCTGACATCGCGACCGCTTCCCGTGAGAACGGTTTCGGCGGCGATACCGCGTGGTGTATGATCATCCTCTTCGCCATGATCTTCGGTTGGGGCGGCAACGGCTTTGGCTTCGGCAATCGTGGCCCCGCAAGCGAGCCAGTTACTGAAGCAGGCCTGTGCAACGCCATGAACTTCAACGGTCTCGAGAATGCAGTCGGGCGACTCAGTGACCAGCAGGCCGCGATCGCGCGTCAAAACGACAACGCGATCTGCAGTCTCGGCTATCAGACGCTTGAACAGTCCAGCAAGCTCGGTGCGACTGTTCAAGCGTCTGATAGCCGAGACTGCAGTCCCAGTTGGCAGATTGCTGCTGCACCACCCAGCGCGGTATCGACTCCGTCAATTACAACGGCGCGATCAACACTGCTGCAATCCAGCAGACTGTGACCGAGCAGACGCAGAAGGTCCTCGACACAATCACCGGCAACCGCATGGCCGACATGCAGAACCAGATCAACCAACTCCAGCTGTCCCAGGCGCTCTGCGGTGTCGTGCGCTACCCGAATACCTTCGCCTATAACGCCGGCCCGAGCCCGTTCTGCGGTAATGGCTGCTGCGGTACGGCAAATATCTAAACGAACATTGATCGATAAGGCATTTTCGCCTGGGCAAGATAGGGGCATGGCTCAGGCCGTGCCCCTATTTCAATAGAAAGGACAAATCATGTCGTGCAAATCTGCAATCTACACTGCCGACCCGTCTAGTACCGTGCTCACGCTGTCTACGGCTGCAGGTACGGCTATCCCGCTCGGTACGACTGTCCGCCGTTTCGGCTGCAATGCCGTCCTGTCGGGTAACGGCATCCTGCTTAAGGGCCAGGGCTATTTCAATGTCGACGCCAGCGTCACATTCACGCCTACCGTCGCCGGTGCATATACCGTCACGCTGTTCAAAGACGGCGTCGCCGTACCCGGCGCCACGCAGACCGTCACCGCGGCAGCCGCGGGCACTGTGTCGGTCAATATCCCGGCGATCGTGCGTAACCAATGCTGCGATAGCACCTCGACGCTTACGCTCGTGATCACCACTGCGACCGTTCCGGCGACTGTCACGATCGACAACACCGCGGTCGTCGTCACGAAGATCTAATGACAGAATAGGAGTTCTGGTGCAGTATCTCGACCAGGGCCGAAGAAAGGGATGCCTTGGCGGCATCCCTTTCGCAAAGTATGGACGAACTGAGAGGGGTAAAGATGCCTGTAATTGACGTGTTCGCAAAGGTATCTGACCACCTGATCGACGGCATGATGATGCACGAGCAGATGGCAGATTACTACAATTTCCTCGGTTTGGACGGTTTCAAACGACTGCATGAGTACCATTTCCTCTGTGAGACGATTTCCATGCGTCGCATCCACCGCTATTTCATCGACCACTGCAACCAGCTTTTGCCGGTGGCGAATACAAAGCATATTGATGTCATCCCTGTCGAGTGGTCGAATTTCACACGACAAGCGGTCGAATCGGAAACGAAGTCCAAGGCTGTCGAGACGGGTATGCGCGAGTGGTGTAAGTGGGAACACGAAACGAAGGAGCTCTATGCGAAGTCGGCCAAAGACCTCTATGATGCGGGTGAAGTCGCCGCGGCACACATGATCTGCGAGCTCGTGCGAGACGTCGACGATGAATGTAAGTATGCCGACCGCTTGGCGCTCAAGCTGAGTGCTGTCGATTACGACATGCAGGTCATCGTGCCTATGCAGCACGAGCTACACGAGAAATATAGGAAGAAGCTACATGACGTCGGGAAGAAACTCAGTTAGGGGTGAATGGAAATGGTGTCGATCGAGACCATCGAAGAGGAGATCCTCGACTTGGAGAAGCGCGACACGTCTTATGCCGTATGCGAAAGGCTGGCGTGGCTGTATATAGTCCGCGACCACCTCAAAAAGCCTACTGCAGATGCCACGGTGATGGAACAGCGCATCACTGACGAGCTCACTGGGTCTGAGTTCTTGAAAGCGGCGTCCAATGTGGACTATGCGGCACTCATGGGCGTACTCGATAACCACATGTCGTACATCAAAGCTGTCTGCCCGAAAGAGTACGACGCCGTCATGTCGCAGATCCACGCACTACGGTAGTAATTACCTGTCAAACAGTGTCAAACACCTGTCACACACTTAAAAGGGCCAGTGTGACAGGTGTTTGCATTTCTACGTCGTGTTTCTCATCACCTGTCAAGCTGTCAAACAACAAGGGGCCCCTATATTAGATATTTTTATATCTATATATCTAATAGGCC